CTGGCGTATTTCTGCGTACGGGTTCCTGAAACCGATGCCCGGACCCGCCCCCAACCCGAACCGCCAGCGACGCAACCGGACGTCCACCGCCGCCACGCTCTCCGCCACTGCGGCCACGAAGGTCCCGCTCCCGGCCGGCCGCTGGTCATCGATCACCTGCGCCCAGTGCCGGCTCGCCAAGTGGTCGCACACCCGCCGATGGTTCGACGAAGCCGAGGTCGAGCCCCACGATTACGACCCCCGGCCCATCGACTGGAAGCCCCAGACGCTCTCCTGGTGGGAGACGATCTGGGCCTCGCCGATGGTCGAGGAATGGGTCAACGCCGACGTCCCGGGGCTGCTCGCGCTGGCCGTGCTGGTGGACGAGTTCTGGACCTTCGGCGACTCCAAGATCCACGCCGAGATGCGCCAGGCGTCGCGCGAGTTCGGGCTGTCGCCGCTCTCCCGCCGCCAGCTCCAGTGGGAGGTCAAGAAGGTCAAGGGCGCCGTCGTGGCCCCAGCCCCGCCCCCGGCCGTCCGCCGGACCAACCGCGGCTCATCGCTCACGTCCTCGGTCGTCGACATCGCCACCCGCGAGGCGATCGGGTGAGCTTTCTCCTCATTCCGCCGTTCGATCCCCGGCCGCGGCCCACGCTCGGCCCGGATGTCGCGGCGTGGATGGAGGCCAGCCTGTCCTTCGGCCCCGGCGACCTCCGGGGCAAGCCCTACCGGCTGGACGATGAGGACCGCGAGATCCTGGACGCGCTGTACGAGGTCTACCCGCACGGTCACCCGCGGGCCGGCAAACGGCGGTTCGACCTCGGCGTCCTGATGGTCCGCAAGGGGTCCAAGAAATCGGAGCGCGGCGGAGCGATCGCCGCGGCCGAGCTCGCCCCCGACTCACCCGTCCGATGTGACGGGTTCCGGCGCGAGGGCAGCGCATGGATCCCGGTGGGCCGGCCGGTGACCGACCCCTACATCCCGCTCGTGGCGTTCAGCGAGAAGCAGGCCGAGGACACGTCCTACGCCGCGCTCTACGTGATGATCTCCGAGGGTCCGTCCGCAGACCTGTACGACATCGGCCTCGAGCGGATCATCCGCCGCTCGGGGGACGGGCGGGCGGAGGCGCTGTCCAACGCCCCGGACTCACGCGACGGCGGCCGGACCACGTTCCAGGTCAAGGAAGAGACGCACCGCTGGACGATGGCGCGCCAGATCGAGGCGCACCACACGATGACGGCGAACCTCGCCAAGCGCCCCATCGCCGAGCCGTGGGAACTGCACGTCACCACGTCCTACACGCCGGGCGAGGGTTCGCTGGCCGAGATGATGCACGACTCGGCGCGGGCGCTCGTGGGCGACGACGCCAAGCAGTCGCGGATGTGGTTCTTCTACCGCTGGGCCGATGAGCGGATCGACACCACGACGAAGGCCGGGCTGCGCGAGGCCATCCTGGACGCCTCGGGTCCGTGCATCGCCGCGATCAGCGATGTCGACCGGATCGCCAACCAGTGGACGCAGGCCGGGGCGGACGAGGAATACCTCGATCGAGTGTGGCTCAACCGCATTCGCCGGCGCAACGAACGCGCCTTCGACGCCGAGCGCTGGAAGGAGCTCGCGAAGCCCGACCATGTCGTGCCCGCCAAGGCCCTGATCGCGCTCGGGTTCGACGGATCCAAGGCCGATGACTGGACGGCCCTGATCGCGACCGAGATCCTGACCGGGCACCAGTGGCCCGTCGGCATCTGGGACCCCTCCGCATACGAGCGGGACGAGGCGTTCATCGAAGCGGTCGAGCTGGGCGTTGACGAGGCGTTCAGCAAGTGGACCGTGACCCGGATGTACGCCGATCCGCCGTACTGGAAGGAAGAGCTCGCCGGCTGGCGCGCGAAGCATGGCGAGCGGACCGTCCTGCCGTGGGAGACCTACCGCAACCGCCCGATGGGGTTCGCGCTCCGCAGCTACAGCCAGGCGATGACCGACAGCTCGATCTCGCACAGTGGGGATCCGGTGCTCGCGGCCCATATCGGGCACTGCATCCGGCGGATGCTCCGGGAGCGCGACGACAAGAGCGAGCGCCTGTGGTCGGTCCGCAAGGAACGCGATCACTCGCCTCTGAAGATCGATGCCGCGGTAGCCGGCTGCCTGTCGTGGGAAGCGCGCAACGACTCCATCGCGGCCGGCCTCGTGGCCGCCATGTCGAAGGCCGCCGGGCCCGCGTTCTATGCGTACTGAGGTGAGTCATGGCTGAGCCCTACAGCTCCGGATGGTGGCTGGATCGCCTCGGGTCACGGCTCGATCAGCGCGCCGCCGAGATCCGGAAGTTCCGCCTCTACTACAGCGGACAGCAGCCGCTCGCCCTCGCCTCGGCCAAGTTCCGGGAGGCGTTCGGCCAGACGTACGGGCGGTTCGCGGACAACTTCGTGGCCCTCGTGGTCCAGGCGGTCGAGGAACGGCTGACGGTCCAGGGCTTCCGCTGGGACAACGACGCCGGCGCCAACAAGGCGTGGGGCATGTGGCAGGCGAACCAGATGGACGCGCAGTCGCAGAAAGCGCACCGGGACGCGCTTATCACGGGGTACTCGCCGGTCATCGTCGGCCCCAACCCCAACGGCGGCAAGTGGCCGGTGATCCGGGTCCAGAAACCGGAGGAGGTCATCGTCGCCCACGGTGACGACCCGCTGGTGCGCGAGGTGGCCCTGAAGCGCTGGAAGACCGAGGACGATCGGCTGCTCGCGACCCTCTACTACCCCGACCGCCTCGAGAAGTACCAGCAGACGCGGACCCTCCGTTACGCCAACCAGTACGGCCGGAGCTATGACCTCGGCGGCTGGGAGCAGCGCATCGTTCCGGGCGAGCCCTGGCCGCTGCCCCATGACCTCGCGGCCGTGCCCGTCGTCACGCTCGTCAACGATCCCGATCTCGACAACTGCGGCACGTCCGAGATCGCGTCTGTCGTGCCCCTCCAGGACGCCCTCAACAAGCTGCTCGTGGACATGCTCGTGGCGTCGGAGTTCGCGGCCTTCCGCCAGCGCTGGGTCACGGGCATGGAGATCCCGCTCGATCCCGAGACGCAGAAACCGGTGGAGGTGTTCAAGGCATCGGTCCAGCGCGTGTGGCAGGCCCGGGACAAGGAGGTCAAGTTCGGGGACTTCGAACAGTCCGACCTCGCGCCCTACGTGTCGGCGATCGAGACGGTCATCCAGCACATGGCGACGACCACGCGCACGCCTGCTCACTACCTGCTCGGGCAGTCGGGGACGTTCCCCAGCGGCGAGTCCCTGAAGGCAACCGAGACGGGCCTGACGGCCAAGGCCAAGCGGGACCAGCGCGACTGGGGTGAGCCGTGGGAGGAGATCGAGCGGCTCGGCTTCCGGGCGATGGGCGACGCCAAGCGGGCGGCCTACGAAGAGGCTGAGACCATCTGGAAGGACCCCGAGTACCGCAGCGAGGCCGAGCATGTCGACGCCCTGCTGAAGCTGAAGGCGTTGGGCGTCCCCGATGAGCAGCTGTGGTCCGACGCCGGCTACACGCCTCAGCAGATCAAGAGATTTGTAGCGCTGCGCCAGGCGCAGCCACCCACCCCTGCGCCCCCGGCTCCGACCGACGGAGCGATGCCAATGGACGGTACGCCGACGGGCGACATGGCCCCTGTAATCGCATAGGAGCGCGGTACTAGAATGACCGACAACGCATCCGCGGGCGCGACGCCCGCCGTGCCGGGCGCGACGCCCGGCCAGACGCCGGCCCAGCCGGCAGCCGCCCCGGCGATGCCGCCGCCCGCGACGGGCAACGACGATCCGCTCGGCGAAGGCGGCAAGCGGGCACTCGAGGCGGAGCGGACCGCGGCGCGCAACGCGACGAAGCGTGCCGATGATCTCCAGCGCGAGCTCGACACGCTCAGGGCAGCCTCCCTCACGGACCAAGAGAAGGCCATCGCCGAGGCCCGCAAGGCCGGAGCAACGGAGGTGCTCGGCAAGGCGCAGCAGATCGCTCGCCGGGCCGAGGTCCGCCGGGCTCTCTCCGGGGCGGGTGTCCCCGCCGACAGCGTGGATCTGGCTGCGGGAGCGAGCGATTTCGCGGACCTCGCCGTCGGCGACGACGGCATGGTCGACGGGCTGGACAAGGCCGTCACCGCGTTCAAGGGCGCGCACCCGACGCTGTTCGCAGCGAAGGCCGGGGGCTCATTCGACACCGGGCTCGGCGGCGGCCGCCCCGGGGCCGCGCGGACCTACACCCGGAGCCAGCTCCGGGACACCGAGTTCTTCTCAAAGAACCGCGACGACATCATGGCCGCCATGAAGGAAGGCCGCATCACGAACGGATAGCGGCGAGGACGCCGCAGCGCGACCGCCCGAGTGCGAGTGAAGGCGGACCCGCGGAACCTCCCTACTCGCGGGAGAACCACCCGTGGTCGACACGATCGACGTCACCCAGGCCCAGTACTTCATCCCCGAGATCTGGGCGAACACCGCCCTCGAGATCCTCCGCAACAACATCGTCCTGACGCCCCGCGTCTATTCCGACTCGGACGTGGCCGCGTTCAGCGTCGGCGACGTGCTCCACGTCCCGTACCCCGGGACGCTCGCCGCGAGCGACAAGGCCGCGGGCACCGCGTACACCCTGGCCGTGCCGACCGGCGAGACGGAGGTCCAGGTCACGCTCGACAAGCACAAGGCCGTGTCCTTCATCGTGGAGGACATCGTCCGCGCCCAGGGCAACCAGGACGTGGTCCGCAACTACTCGGAGGCCGCGGCCATCGCCCTCGCCACCCAGATCGAGACCGACGGCATCGCCGTGGCCGAGGCGTCCACCAAGACCTCCGGCACCTACGGGACCGACCTCACCTTCGATGGGATGCTCGGCGCGTGGAAGGAGATGACCGACAACCTCTGCCCGATGGGGCAGCGGTTCGCGGCTGTCTCCACGAAGGACATCGTGTCCCTGATCGGCGACACGGACCTCCAGAACTGGGCGGCGTTCAGCCGTGGCAACCAGATCACGTCCGGCCCGATGAACCTCGGGGCGCTGGCTGGGTTCGACGAAGTCCTCGTCTCGCAGCTGCTCACGGCCGAGGCCGGCACCCCCGTCTCGACCAAGAACCTCGCCTGGCGCAGGGACGGCATCATCTGCGCCTTCCGTGGGCTTCCCGAGCCCCCGGCGGGGTCAGGTGCCGTCGGCTCCAACATCCGCGACCCGCAGTCGGGCGTGGTCCTTCGGTCGGTGCTCGCGTACGACGCCACCTACGGCGGCGTCCGCGTCACCCTCGAGGCCCTCTATGGCTGGAAGATCCTCCGCGAGGAGAAGACCCTTCTCCTGAAGTCCTGAACCCCACATCCCCATGGGTTCGTTCGCGGTCCTGACGCCCTCCCGCGGCCTCGTCCACTCCCGGACGATCGAGGCCGTGATGGCGAACGTCGCCGCGGCGTCAGCCGCCGGTCACGAGTTCCGTGGCTGGCGGCTGACGCATGACCTCCCCATCCCCGACTGCGACAACGCCGTCACGGAGGCCGGCCTTGCCACGGGTGCCGAGGCCCTGTGGTTCGTCGAAGAGGACATGGTCCCGGCCGACGATGCGCTGGTCGCATCGTTCACGGCGGAGGCCCTCATAGCCGCGATCGACTACCCCGTCGGCGAGCGTCCGTCGTGGGCCTGCATCTCGCGCGATGACACGGGTCACGTCTACTGGTGCGGCCTCGGCGCCACCCTCATCCGGCGCGAGGTGTTCGAGATGATCGAACGCCCGTGGTTCCGAACCGACATCACCTACGCCATTGACCGCCACCCCGACGGCACGCGGACGCTGCGCGAGATGCAGCGCCCCTCCGAGTACGGGGGCCAGGACATCGGTTTCTTCCGCCGCTGTCTGGACGCCGGCATCCCCATCACCCCGGTTGACGGCCAACTCGCCGGCCACGCCCGCATCCGGGCGATGGGCCGGAGCGGGACCAACAACGGCGCGCACACGGTGGAGATCATGACCAAGATCGAGCGACAGCAGTGGATGTGAAGCTGGAGATCGGGGGAGGCAAAACCCCGAGCCGGGGCTACCTCAACCTCGATCCCGTCCACGGAGAGGGCGAGTTCCAACGTCGCATCCAGGACGGCATCCCGTTGCCGTCGGAATCGGTCGCCCGGGCGCGCTGCTCTCACCTCCTTGAGCACATCCCGGCCGCCGATCGGATCGCCGTCATGAACGAGGTATGGCGCGTCCTCGCGCCGGGGGCCGAGTTCGAGGTGGTCGTGCCGCTGTTCGGGGCCGGCTGGGGATGGGTGGCGGATCCGACCCACGTCTCGGTCTGGGTTCGGGAGTCGTTCGACTACTTCACCGGCGCCATCGTCCCTGGCGCGGACTACGGGATCCGGTATTGGCGGATGGCCGATTGGTCGGTCCGCGAGTGCGAATGGGGACAGGAAGGCCACGCCCTCCTGGTCAAGCCATGACCCGACGCGAAGCATGGGCCCGACTGGCGGACAGTCATCCCCGCCACTGGTGGGCACGGCTGCCGGGGAACGGGTATGTGCCGCCCGTCTTCGCGCTCCTGACCGATGACGAGTGGACGGTCATGGAGGAGTGGTGGACCTGGACCGGGATCGGCCCGGGCGAGCTGAACGTGCCCGGGATCGGCGTGCTCCACGGGCTGATCGAAGGCGGCGGGCTGCGCCGGATCGTTGAGCTCGGCCGGTACGAGGGCTACACCACGCTCCTGGTGGGCTTCATGCTCCGCCGGATGGGCGCTCGGGGCGGCCTGATTTCATTCGATATCGACCCCGCTGCGACCGAGCGCGCCGCCCATTGGATCGCGCGAGCCGACCTCGGCGAGTACGTTCGGATCGTCCTCGGCGACAGCCGCGACTCCACCTCGGAGGCGACCGTCCGGGAGCATTTCGGGTGCGCCCCGGAGCTCGTCTTCCTTGACACGTCCCACGAGCGCGGGCAGACGCTGGTCGAGCTGCCGATGTGGCACGCCTCCCTCGCGCCGGGCGGGATGCTGGTCCTCCATGACTCCAGCGAGTTCGCGGCGCAGTGGGACGCGACCGGAGAGGGCGGCGTTCGGGCCGGGCTCCACGAGTGGATCGGCTCCCTGCCCGAACCCCCGCAGTGGGTGAGCCTGAACGACGACTTCGTCCGTGGCCCGGCTGCCTATGCCGACGCGAACGGCCTCGCGATCATCGCCAAAGCGGTCGGCCAGTGAGCGTGACCGCGATCTCGTGCGTCCATAACGAGGGCGACGTCATCGGCTGGGTCGTGCGCCACATGCTCGATGAGTGCGATGCCGTGATCGTCGCCGACAACGGAAGCACGGACGGCACGCGCGAGCTGCTCGGATCGATATCCGACCCCCGCCTGACGGTCATCGATGAGCCGGGGTTCGCGTTCGATCAGGTAGCGGTCCTCGCCCGTCTTACGGCGGCCGCGGATGGTGCCGACTGGATCCTGCCCTTCGACGCGGACGAGTGGTGGTATGCGACGGGCGGGCGGATCGGCGCTGTGCTTGACGCGCTCGACCCCGGATACGACTCGGTCCGCGCAGGCCAATGGACCATGGTCCCGCGTCGGACTGACTGGGCGTGGCCGAACCCGTTCCAGCGGATCGTCCATTACCGCCCGGGCGAACCCACGAGCGCGTTCACGAAGGTCGCCTTCCGGCCGCTTCCCGGACGAACACTCTCGGCCGGTGCCCACGAGGTGAGCGGTACCCAGCGCGAGGCGCATCACGTCCTCGGGATCCGCCACTACCCGTACCGCTCCCTGCCCCAGGCAACGGCCAAGCTCCGCCACGGGCGCGCGGCCCTCGAGGCGGCCGGTGCCCCCGTCGAGGTCGGGCGGCACTGGCGCCAGTGGGGCGCGCTGTCGGATGGGGACCTGGCGGCGTGGTGGCGGGACTGGACAGCGAAGGCCGGGCTGGAGCGCCTCCCGTGACGACCGTGATCTACAGCGCGGTCTATGGCGGGTTCGACACGATCCGGCCACAGCCCGTCCCGGTCCGGTTGTTCACGGACGCGACCCACCCGCTGCCGTATGCCGATCCGCGGCTTGCAGCCAAGTGGTGGAAGGTCCGGCCCGACCTCGCCTGCCCTGACGCCGACATCACGGTCTGGATCGATGGGTCGTTCGATGTCCTCGTGCCGGACCTCGCGGAACGATGCGAGCAGGCCCTGGGCGATGCGGATGCCATCTTCATCCGCCACCCCAACCGCGACGACATCTACGAAGAGGCCGCGGTCAGCATCCACCTCGCCAAGTACGACGGCCAGCCGATCCTCGACCAGGCATGCGCGTACAAGCGGGCCGGGCATCCCGAGCACTGGGGGCTCATGCACGCGGGGATGCTGGTCCGCCGAAACACGCCAGCCGTTCGTGCCCTCATGGATGCGTGGTGGGGCGAGATCACCCGCTGGACGCTCCAGGACCAGCTGAGCCTGCCTGTCCTCCTGCGCCGGAGCGACGTCCGCTACCGATGGTTCGACACCTCGCCGATGGATGCGGGCTGGGTGCGCTGGGGTCGGCACATCGAACCCGACGTGTGGAAGCCATGAGCGAGCGGATCCGGTGCGGCTGGTGCGGCCTGCTCACCTGCTCGCGGGACCGGTGTGACGAGTGCGCCGCCGATCCCGTCCGGCCGTGGTTTCAACGTGGCGTCGAGGTGCCTGTCGAGCGGCACGACGAAGGCCGGCCAGCCCTCGACGCCACGGCCATCCGCGAGCGCTACGCCGCGGCGCGGGCCGTCGTCACCGGGCGCGGAGCCGAGCCCACCGTCGAGGCGCTCGCCGAAGAGCTGGATCGCTCACCCCGCACGGTCCGCGACTGGCGGCGGAGGTTCGACCTTGCGTAGTTCGCCGCTTGTCCGCCGTTTCCTGCCGTTGCCCGCCTGTTTCCCGCCACGCCCCGCTCCGATGCTGGGACCCATGAGGACGATGCCGTGACGACCGCGATCGGTACCTACGCGACGCTGGCGCTGGTCAAGGCCCGGCTCGGCTCGGACGCGACCTACAGCGCCGCCGACGACGCGCTCATCACCACGCTGTGCGGGCAGATCAACGCATGGATCGAGACGACCACGGGCCGGGTGATCGCACCGCGGGCAGACACGGAGATCGTCCTGGACGGGCTCATGGCCGAAGAGGACGGCCGGGTGATGCCCGTGCCGTTCGGGCTCAACGGCCTGACGTCACTCGAGGTGGCGCCCCAGACCGGGGGCGCGTTCGTCACGGTCCCGGCCACGGACTGCTTCCTCCGCCCGCTGCCCATCCTGCGGCGTCAGGGCTGGCCGGCCACGGTCATTCGCATGACCGACATCCCCTCGCCGACGAACCAGGCGGGACGCTTCTATCCGGGCTACGGCAACGTCCGGCTCCGCGGCTCCGCGGGGTTTGCGGGCTGGCCCGCCATCCCTGACGAGATCGCCGAGCTTGCGATCACGGCCGTCGTGCGGGCATGGCACGCCCGCCAGGCGGGGCAGACCGACGTCATCGGCTCGGATGAGTTCGGCAAGCCGATCGTGTCGCGCTACGTCTCCGGGCGTGACCGGGACACGCTCGCCCGGTACGACCTCCACCCCCGAACGGCGGGTGGCAACCGGATGGTCACCGGCTACTGATGGATCTCAAGGCCATCACCACGGCGCTAGCGCTGCGGTACGCGGCTGCCAACGTCACTCCCCCGGCGGGTCGGACGAACATCACGGGATCCACGGGCACGCCGCCCAACAACATCCCGAACACCCCGTTCGTGATCGTGTGGCCGGACGAAGGCACGGTCACGGTGATGTCGGGGCGGATGGCGGGCGAGCACACGATGCGCGTCTGCCTCTACCTCGCCAAGCGCGAGGGGGACATCCCGCGCGAGGCGGCCGCCCTCCAGGACTGGCTCGGGGTCCTGCTCGGCCAGACGTTCGCGCAGACGAAGCTCGGCCTCGGCCCTGCGGTCATGAAGGCGCTCCCGGTCAGCTGGGCGATGGGCACCCTCCTCTACGCCGGGGACGAATACGACGGGATCACGATCACGGTCCACGTCTGGACCGAAGAGAACGTGACGCTGGTGCCCTGATGCCGGTCACCCAGCGCACACAGGGATCGCGCCGTGATGTCGGCGGGCGGGTCGTCGGTATCGGGGTCGACATCCGGGGCATCCCCGAACTTCAGGCAGCGCTCGCGAAGTTCGAGGACGCCCCGGCAAAGAAGCTGCTCCAAAAGGCCAGCACCGCGGGCGCGAAGGCGCTGAAGCCGCCGATCCAGGGGGAGGCCCCGGTCGGGCCATCGGGCAACAGGCACACCAAGCGCGGCGCCCTCCGCCGGTCCGTGTCGAGTCGCCAGGCGCGGAAGGACCGGCCGGCCGCCGTCGTCAGCGCGCGTCCGAAGGTCGCCTTCTACCGCCACATGGTCATCGGGGGCACGAAGCCCCATGACATCCGCAGGCCCGCGACGACTCCCACCGGGGGCCAGTACATGCGCGTCATCCATCACCCGGGAGCCAAGGCAAACCCGTTCGTCGAACGCGGTTTCCAGAGCGGCGAGGCAGCTGCGTTGGCAGCGATCGACCGCGTCATCGATGAGGCCCTCGCCAAGCTCTAGGAGGTACCGCTGTCATGGCCGACATGGCGTACGACATCATCCAGTTGGGGAGGCAGTCGGACGTGGTGACCGCGGTTGCCGCGTCGACGCGCTTCCCGGGCAAGGCACAGGCGCCCGAACTCGACCGCTCGTACCGCAATCCCGATGAGGACTGGGGGACGATGTCGGACGAGCAGCCCGGGCGTGGCGCATACGGCGCCCGCGGAGCCTCCACCCGCCTGTCTGCGGACGTGCGGTTCGAGGACATCATGCATCTCCTCGAGATGCACCTCGCGGGCGACGTCTCGCCCTCCGTCGCGACCGGCCTCTACACCTGGCCGTACGTCGCCGATGAGACGGCCAGCACGACGAAGTTCTACACGATCGAACTCGGCTCGGAAGATGCTTCGGACCAGTGGCGGCTCTACGGCTGCTGCGCGGACGAGCTCACGCTGGGCTTCGATCAGCTCTCGGCGCCGGGCAATGCGCCCTGGACCGCGGACGCCTCGATCCTCGCCCTCGACCGCGAGATCCACGCCCTCACCACGGTCGCCGGCACGCCGCCCACGCAGCTCCCGGCACCGACGATCCTCGAGACGGTCGAGGGGCATCTCACGACGCTGTCCGAGGGCGCGACGTCGGAGGCGTTCGCATCGCTGTCGGAGATCAGCTCCTCCCTCGTCATGTTCCGCGTCACCTCCAGCCGGCCCTACGTCCGGCGCATCTACGGCGGTACGACGGACATCGCCACGGGGTACGGCCTGTCGGGCAAGGCGGGGGCCACGTTCGAGGCCGAGGTCAAGATCAGCTCCGGCACCAAGACGAAGATCCATGACACGTTCAACGCCTCGGGGTCGCCCGTGACGGAGAAGCGCTGGCGCCTCCGCGCGGGTGGGTCGGGATCCAAGACGCTCATCACCGACGCCCGGGTCCGGTACCGCGTGGTCGGCCGGGGCGAGCGCGACGGCGAGCCCGTCTACGCCATCCAGGGATCCATGGTCCGCGATGCCACGCTCGGTGGGCGCGTCCAGGTCCAGGTCCAGAATGCGATCACGGTCCTGCCGTGAGCAGGCTCCGGAGGCTCACGACAACGACGGTCCCTCTCGGGGCGTGCCAGTGCCCGGGCACGCCCCACCCCGACGGTGACGAGGCTGAGGTGTACGACGTCATCGGCTGGGATGACCTCACGGACATCGGCCGGGCCCCCTCGGAAGGTGCCGGCCGGCGGATCCTCGTCACCCGCGCCATCGCGGCCTGGAACCTCGTGGATGAGTTCCCGGTCGACGGCGAACCAAAGCTCCTCCCGGTTCCGATCACGGAAGCCACGGTGCGCCTGCTCGAGCCGCAGACCCTCGAGGCGCTGGCCGAGCACGTCAACGCGGCGCACACCCGCGCCACGGCGCCACTCCCAAATGCACCCGGCGCTCCATCTCGTCCCTCGCAACGGGAGAGCGCGCCCTCGACCCCGACGACCCCGACGCCCTAGAGGCGTACCTGACGGAGATCACCGTGCTCACCGGCTGGACGCGGACAGAGATCGGACGGCGACCCGCTGACGAGATCCGGCGGCTGATCTGGCGAGTGTTCGCGCGCCTCGCATGGGATCCGGACCTCGCGGCTGCGGCACGAACGCCAGCGCCCACGGGGCCGAATGCGTTCGAGGCGCGGAACGCCATCGCCAAGGCACAGGGCCTCTTGCGCGTCATCGAAGGCGTCCTCTGGCCGGAGGATGACGATGGGAAATAAGGTCCTCGCGATCCTGCTCTCGGCCAAGAACCAGGCCTCGGGGCCGATCAAGACCGTCACCCGCGACATCTCGACAATGGACCGCGTCGCGGGACGCGCGGGGAGCGGCGTCAAGACCCTTGGGCGCAACCTCAGCCTGCTCGGCGGGGTCGCCGTCGTCGGGCTGGCCGCCGCCGTCAAGACCGGGCTCGATGACCTGAAGACGCTGGAGACGGCGACGACCTCGGTTGACGGCGCCATCCGCCAGATGGGGCTGACCGGCAAGGTCACGGGAGCGCAGGTCGCGGGATGGGCGAACGAGATCGAGGCCAGCATCGGCGCGGCGTTCGATGACAAGGCCATCACCGCGGCCACCGCGACCCTGATCCGGTTCGGCAAGGTCACGCCCGGCAACCTCCGTCCCGCGATGCAGGTGATCACCGACCTCGCGACGAAGACGGGATCCGTTGACAGCGCCGCCACCCTGCTCGCCAAGGCGCTCGCCGATCCGACGAAGGCCGCTGGCAAGCTCGCGCGCTCGGGCGTGGTCCTGACGAAACAACAGCAGGACCAGATCAAGGCGTTTATGAAGGCCGGGAAGACGGCCCAGGCGCAGAAAGTCATCCTCGACTCCCTCACGAAGACGACCAAGGGCGCGGCCGCCGCGTCACAGGGTCCATATGAACGGGCGCTGTCGGTCCTCGCCGACGTGTCGGAGGACGCCCGCAAGGCACTCGCCGAGGGGTTCCTGCCGGTCATCGAACGGGTCGCCACGGTCCTCAGCAAGAAACTCGCCGACCCGGCCGTCATCGCCGATATCCGCAGCTTCGGCCAATCGGTCGCCGGGTTCTTTGACAAGGCCGTCACGTTCGCCGAGCAGATCGACTGGTCATCGATTGGGACCGCCATGAAGCTCACCGGGCAGGGTGCCAAGGCGGCATACGACCTGTTCAACGGAATGCCCGACTGGGTGAAGCAGGCCGCGCTCACGGGCTGGGGGCTGAACAAACTCACCGGCGGCGCGCTCACCGGCATCGTGGGCGAGCTCGGCAAGGGGCTGATCAAGGGCGTCCTCGGCATGAACGCGGGCGTCGTGAATATCAACGCGGGCGTCGTCAACGGCGGCGGCGGGCTGCCGGGTAGTGGCACGCCGGGTGTTCCCGGGGCACCCGTGCCCGCGGCGGCTGGGGGTCTGCTCGCGCCGGGGTTCGCGACGCTCGTGGCCGGCATCGCCGTGCCGCTGATCATGTTCGATGTCATTCCCGCTCTCGCGTCGGCCAAGGGCGGCAACGAGCTCGCGCCAGGGCGGAAGCTCGGACTCAACGACAGCGTCAACCAGACCATGGTGAGCGTCGGGCTCGGCAACCTCATCAGGAAGGTCGTCGCGGAGAAGACCCCGGCGACCGACCCCCGCGGCAAGCATGGCCCCGACGGGCTCGATCGGAGCTTCGGCAGGCTCGCGAGCGACACGAAGGCCGAGGGCATCGCCACCCGCCGGAGCCTGGACGGGGTGAAAGAGAAGCAGGCCGCGGCCCTCGTGGCGTTCCGGGCGAGCGAGCGCGCATCGGAGACGGGGTTCTCCCGGGTCACGTCATCGATCGCCGCCAACCAAGCCAACGTGACGACGAACGTGAGCGTGTACGTCTCCGCGGCCGACGTGACGAAAAAGGTGACCGTCCACAACCGGGCCGGTCGCACGAGCTCGGCGCACGGCGGATCGCATCGGTCCGGGATGGACTGAGGTGGTAGCCCGCCACTACTACCAGGACGATGCCGGGAACATGGTCGCAGTCCCCACCGTCCTGCGGCAGGGCTGGGAGGTCCGGGAAGCGGCAGAGGAAGGCGAGAGCCCCATCATCTCCATCTCCATCGACGACCCCGACATGAACCTGGACTTCGTCGGACACAGGCGATGGCTGGTCATCGAAGACGAGTCCACCGACACCGACAACGTCCTCTACTGCGGCTACACCGGGGCCCAGACGATCAGCCGCAGCGGCGACGAGCTCCACGAACCGCTGGGTCGGGTGTGGACGATCGAAATCAACGACGTCAATACCCTCTGGGGCCGCCGGGTCATGGTCGGCTCGGACTGCAAGCGCCCGGCCGAGACGGACGTCCAGCGCGTCCAGTGGCTGCTCTCCACGGCCGAGGCGGGCGAGTTCGACGACGTCACGACGTTCGTGTCCACGGCCTCCCCGGTCAACATGGACGCGGTGGATTACCGGGGTCAGATGTTCGACAGCGTGGTCGAGGACTGCGCCAACGCCTCGGGGAAGAACTGGTACGCCTGGCTGCGCAACGACGGCGCCGCGTACCTCCTGACCGTGTGGTACGGGAAGGACTCGGTCGCCGCGCACGTCTCGACCCTCTCGCTGTCCAACAGCCCGGCCGACTGGGTGGAGAACGAGCTCGAGGACGGCACGTCGCTCGTGTGGCCCATCGGTGCCGCGACGCAGTTGAAGCGCGACCCGGGCCGCCAGTACAGCGGGAACTACCTCGCCTACGAAAAGGGCGCCGTGTTCCGCACGAACCCCGCCCTGTGGTCGACGTTCAAGCGCGACTTCATCAGCCCCATCTCGAACGTGAAGACGCAGCCCAAGGCCGCAGCCCGAGCCGCTCGCCAGATCACCGACCTCGCCACCCAGGACCACCGCATCACGACGACGGTGGAGGTGCCAAAGGAGATCGCGACCAAGATCCGCACCGGCATGCGCATCCGGTTCAAGGGCACGCACCTCCCCGATTACTCGGCCGAGTTCCAGTGGACCCGGGTGCTCAACTGCACGCCCAAGCCCGTCGCGGCAGGGTCGCGGTACGAGTTGGGGCTGGAACTGTCCAAGTCCACCGGCAACGCGCCCGGGCCTTGGACGGGTGACCTGTTCGCCGCGATGCTCCACGTCGGCGGCGATGGGACGGGGACGATCACTTGGAACGTCGACGGGGACCATCCCGAAGGCGGGTGGTTCGCCGAGCTCACCCGCGGGCCGATCACGCCCCTGACCGTCAGCCGCGACTGCGTCGTGCGTATCGAGTCGCGGGTTCACTTTGGCGGCGTGGCGCAGGTCGCACCCCGGAGTTACGCGTCGTATGAAGTCCTCGTCACGCGAGAGACGGCCGACCTCGTCATTGGCGGCGATGGCTTGTCATACCCGGGCGACGAGGCGCTGGAGGCGTGGAGCGACTGGCTCGCCGTCGACGTTCATGACGTGCAGCTCTACGCCGGGGATGTGGTCTGGGCCCGCGGGTTCCTCTCCAACTGGGCCGGGTTCCAGGCATTCACGAACGTCGGGGTCAACGAAACCTACCTCCGGGTGGGGCGCGGGACGATCGTCATGAACAGCGGCACCGTCGTCTGGGTCGGCCCGTGAGCGGCGGCGTCATCCCCTCCCGGATCGGCGCGGTCCGCCCGCTGGCCTCGACAGAGTCAATCCCGGGCGTGGTGACGGGCGACGACATCGATTGGGACACGTCACCCGTCGGCCCGTCCATCTCATCGGCGGACCAGTGGAAGCAGCCGGTGCGCTGCGCGACGACCGCCGCCATCACGATCGCCACGGCGCTGAACGTCGGCGACCTGATCGACGGGGTGACGCTCGCCGACGGTGACCGGGTCCTCGTCAAGGACCAGGCGGCGCCCGAGGACAACGGGATCTACCTCGCCGGGGCCACGCCTTCCCGCGCGCCGGACATGGACCTCGACACGGAGGTCCCGGGTGCCGTGGTCATGATCGAAGACGGCACGCTGAACGGCAGCAAGATCTACGCCTGCACCGCCACGACGCCTTTCGTCCTCGATACCGATCCGATGCCGTGGGCCGTGACAGGCGGCGGTGGCGGGGACGTGTCAGGGGCCTTCTATGCCGGCTGGGAGAACACCCCGTTCCTGCTCAACCCGGGCAGCGATGTGGACGTCCAGGCGCCGTTCACCGGGACGATCACGGGCTGGACGATGCTCGCGGACGTCTCCGGCACGGCGAGCGTGGATGTCTGGAAGACGACGTTCGCGGGCTACCCGCCCACCGTCGCGAACACGCTCATCGATACCGGCGCGGGCGGCCTGAAGCCGACCCTGTCGGGCGCCGCGACGGCCAGCGCATCCGTGTCGCACTGGACAACGGCCGTCACCGCGGGCGACTGCCTGCGCTTCCACCTCGAGTTCGCGACCGGGATCACCCGGCTGCTGCTCGTCCTCGCCTACTCGCGGCCATAGGAGGCTCAGCACATGGCGGTCATCTTCCGGGACGGATGGGACTGGTACACGACGGCAGACCTTGCGAAGCGATGGACGGGGCTCGGGTCGACGACCCAGCCGACGGTCGGTCCGGGGTTCAGCCGTGCGCCGTCGGGACAGGGGATCTCCGTCCCCGGTGGCAACTCGGGCGGGTGCTACAAGTCCTTCGGCACGAACTACACGCAGGGCTGCATCGGGTTCGCCTGGTCCGGTTCCGGGCAGGCTAGCAAGATCCTCATGACGGTCCTAGACGGCACGTCTGAGCAGATCAGCATCCGCGTCAACGCCAGCAACGTGCTCACGGTCAGCCGTGGATCCACGCTGCTCGCCACCGGCACGACCGTCCTGTCCAGCTCGACGTGGTACTTCGTCGAGCTCAAGTTCTCGATCCACGCCAGCGCCGGCACGGTGCTGATGCAGGTCAACGGCGTGACCGAGACCCTGACCTACGTCACCGGCACGTCAACGACGCAGAACACCAAGTCGACCGCGAACGTGCAGTGGAACGGGCTCTGGCTCACCGGGCCCGGCAACGCCGTCGCGCCGGCCGTCTGCTACTTCGATGACCTGTACGTCCTCGACACGTCGACCGGCACGAACACCACATTCCTCGGGCCGGTTCGCATCTTCGCGGGGCTCATGGTGGCCGCGGGAGCGCACACGGACTGGACGGCCAACGGCGGCACGAACTTCGGCAACGTGTCGGAGATGTACGAGGACGGCGACATCTCGTTCAACCAGAGCAGCACGGCCAACCAGATCGACTCGTTCGTCACGCAGGATCTCCCGGCGGGGTCGGGGTCCGTCTTCAACGTGGACGTCATCCTGGTCGCGCGCCAGTCGTCGGGGGCCACGCGCACCATCGCGCCGCTGCTGCGGATCGGCGGCTCCGACTACGCGGGGACCGGGGTCGCGCTCTCGACTTCGTACCAGTTCCTCGAACAGAGCTATGACCTCCAGCCCGTCGGAGGCACGCCGGCGTGGGATATCTCCACGTTCAACGCGATGGAGACCGGGTACAAGGAAGTCAGCTGATGCCGGCGATCGTCTCGCAGGTCGTCGTGGAGGCGATCGTCGCCGAGTCCTCGCCCGAGGTCCGGGTCTCGCAGGTCGTCGTGGAGGCGATCATTCCGTGGATCACGCGCAGCCCGACGACACCGACCGCGGCCAACGCGGCGGTTACGCAGGTCGTCGTGGAGGCGATCGTCGCGGAGTCCTCGCCTTTCGTCCGGGTGACGCAGGTCATCGCCGAGGTCATCTACAGCGACACGACGCAGTCAGGCTCCGGCGGGTCGGGCGCGGGGCCGCAGATCGTGCACACCTGGGGCTATGCGACCTGAGCGGGCCCTGACCTTCACAGCGGCCCACGGCACCAGCGGCGCCATGAGCAGCGGCACGGTCGAGAGGTTGTAAGCCCACGAGACGTCGGAGTTCCTCGCCACGGCGAGCCAATCGAGCCACACGGGAGCGAAGACGACCGAGGCGGCGCCGAGCATCCCCAGCGCGACCCACCACCCCCGGCGCCGGATCCCGATGAGGGCGAGCGGCGCGAAGGTCGGCTTCATCAGCACGAGCACCGCGGGCCATCCCCACGCCGTCCCGGCCGCGACGGCGGCCACGATCCACATCGAGGGATTGCCGAAGACGTAGACGTTCAGCGACTTCTCCAGCCCGAACAGGAGCGCCGTCAGGGGCCACGCCCAGAGCGGCGGGCGGTGGCGGCTCATGGTGACCAGCGTGATCGCGACCGGCACCGCCCACCACAGGACAGCCGGGAGCCACAGGAAGGGCACGAACAGGAGGAACGCCGTCGGCGGGTAGAGGATGGCGCCGTTGCCGATGGCGTAGGGGCCGGCGATCTGCCAGGACCAGTACGGCGTCCCGGTGTCCAGCAGCCGCCGCGCAGCGTCCACGTGCCAGCGGTAATCGAGTCCAAACGACGGGTTCGCCAGCGACGCCACGAGCACGAACACGAACCACGCGATCCCGAGGGCCGTCAGCCCCACCATCACCGGCCGGTACCACCGCCCCCCGTGAGTCACCTCGTCCCTCCCCAATTCGTACCAGCGCCGAGCGGGTCGGCGTCACCCCGATTACGTAGACGCTCGGGCCGGAGGTCCCTCGCCGACAGTGCCGGTTGGAGAGCATCATCGGAAGGGCACACCCCAGCACAACGTCCGGGCGTGGGGTGCTGCTCCCTCGGGGGTCCCGTTCATTGCCCGCGCTAGTCACCGATCCGATCATCGCCGAGCGCGTCAGGACGGCAGAGGCGCGAGGGCGTCTAGCAGGGCTGCTGGTACTCGCCCTGCTGCGCCCGCTCGGAGGACCGTCACCACACCCCGCGCCCATGCCTCTCGCTCCTGTCGAAGCGCCTCTGCCTCCGCTCGGACAGCAGCTCGTTCCTCCCGCATCGCGTCGCGCTCCAGACGGAGATTAGCGATCTCCTCGGCCAGCATGACGAGCGCTGAGGCGAGATCGGGCGCAGCGACGGGGGCCGGTGCCGTGCCGGCCCCCGTCTGATGCGTCGCGTGGTAGTGCTCAACGATCCGGAGCGATGACCGGCGGGGCGTGACCGATCCCGACTCCCACTGCGCGTAGGTCGAGTAGGACGGCGCCTTGCCCTCGGCTTCCTTGACCGCGGCCAGGAACAGCGTGGCGTTCGTGAACCCCGCGGCCTCGCGGGCAGCGATCAACCACTGCGCCGTTGACGGTCGGGATTCGATGGGGGCTCGGCTCATGTCACGACGAAGTTATGGGCCAGTAACGAGGTTGTCAAGGGGCTAACGCAACATTGGGGGACATGGCCGAACAGAACAGAACAGTTCGGGATAGTGCGGGAATGCCGTTGACAGTGCCGGGATCGTTCCGGTATTGTTTGGATCGTGGAAGCGCAGACGTACCCCCCGACTCCAGGCGAAAGCCTCCGAACCCTCCGTGAGCAGGCCGGCCTGAGTCAGGCGGAGGTCGCTGCTCAGTTCAGCCGCCGCACCGCCCGGCAGTGGGTCGGTCGCCTCGAGCGCACCGGCCGGCCGGTGTCCTACGTGGATGCCCAGTCCTACCGGGCCGCCGTGGATGCAGCCGTGGCCGCGAAGTTGGCGCAGGCCGTCGCGCCGTGACCGCTCACGCGACCCTCAAGCCCGACACCGCCGCGGCGCTGCGCCTCCTGCGCTCTCGGGGCGCGGATGGCGTGACCACGGCAGAGGCCCGGGCGGCCATCGGTTCCGACCGGTTCGCGGCGCGCGTCTGGGAGCTCATCCACTGGCACCACGTCCCCGTCGTCAAGGTGATGGAGCGGGCCCCGAACGGCGACCGGTACGCGCGGTACTCGCTGGCCGAGCCCCGCCCTGAGCCGACGGTCGGCGAGCAGTTGGGGGTGTTCGCGTGATCCTCTCCGACCTCCCCGACGTCCACGACAACCACGTCCGCCTCGGCTTTGTTTCGGCCAATTGCGACGCGTGCCAGGGCAACTGCGCGATCTGCGTCCTCGACGTCCCCGCAGTTGAGCCGCAGTCGTGGACCCGGCGCGCCGCCGCTCACACGTTGCCGACGTGCGCGGTGGGCGGCGTCATCACCAGCCAGCCCGACTCCCCGCAGGGCGGACGCGAGACCCCCCACTCCTCGTCCGCCCTGCGAGTGGCCGGTATGGCACCTCAGCCCGCCTAGAGCGGGTCCATCGACAGGTCCGGCGGCGCGCCTCCCGCCGGACCGCCTCGTCAGGAGTGGGGAACCTCATGGCACACACCACGGCCGATGCCTTCCTGGAGTCGGACTCCAAGATCACCGTCCACAACATGGAGACCGGCGACGGGTGGTTCGCGTGGATCCGCATTGACTCGGACCTGTCGCTGCACCTCATGGGTTCGGACGCCGAGCGCATCGCGGCCTGCAACCTGCTGACCGCCGCCCTCGATGAGGTCCGCACCGCCGCCATGGAGCGCATCCGCGCCGACGAGCTCGCAGCCATCGCAGAGGCCAGCGGACCGGGGGAGCGCGAGGTTGTCGCGGAGTGGACGCGGGTGACGGCATGACGCCCCTCGTTTGCGGCGCCACCATCGGGCATACCCCGGACTCCCACGGCTCCCGGGCCGTGACGTGTCGTCGGGTCCTGGGCCTGCGCTCATGGCTGGACGCCTCGGGGCAGGTGCGGGCTGCGTGCTCGGCCCCCGGGCACGACACGAACGTGCGCCGTCGGTTCGGCCTGCTCGTGGACGCCCTCCGCGAGGAAGCCGCGTTCGAGAGCGTGCACGCGGACCTCGCCGACCTCGCCGAGGCGGAGGGGCTCCCGGATGTTCCGTTGGCGGCATGGACCGAGGCCGAGTGCCGCGCGGCATGGGGTGACCGATGACCAAGTCGAGAGGCCTAGGCCCCGGTCTCCGCAATCCCAAAGTGGAGTGCCCCGAGTGCGGGCGCGTGATGACGAGCAACCTGATCGGTCGCCATCGTCGCCGCCACGAGCCCGGATATCTGGAGGCACAGCGCGCCGACAAGGCGAGGCGGCAGCGCGCCTACCACCAGACGGAGGCTGGCCAAGAGTCCGTCCGGCGCCGCCGCAAGACCGAGAAATACCTAGCCGCGAACCTCCGGGCGGTTCACAAGATCCGCGCGACGCCCGAGGGTCAGGAGGCGCTTCGCGCACGAAATCTGGCTCGCGCACTCGTCAAGAGGGGCCGGATCCAGCGGAAGGCCTGCGAGGTCTGCGGCGATCCGAAGTCAACCATCCACCACCCGAACGGCTACCACGGTGCCGCCGCGCTCGATATCCGGTTCCTGTGCTGGCCCCACCACATGGAGGCCCACGGCCGTGTTTCTGCTTAGCTCACACGTCTGCACCGTCTGCTCCGGGGCCGGAACCCTGTGGAACCGGATCCTGCGCGTCCGCGAAACCTGCCCCCGTTGCGGCGGGACGGGCTCGGGGCTGGCGCGATGAGCATCCGCGTCATCGATACCCCGTGGACGCGGGGCTGCGTCACGCAGGAGGAGTCCGAGGCGCTGCACGCGCTCCGCATGGGGCCGGCCGACGGGACGCTCTCGCTGCTCGCCCGCTCGCGGAACGGGCCGTTCGTCGGGCGGCTCCGCATCGAAGGCCGAGACGAGATCCGCGTGGAGGCCCCGGCGCTCGTGGATGTGTTCCGCGGGCTGATCGCGAGGGTGCAGGCATGACCGCGGGCAAGTTCGACAACCGCCTCGAGGGGTATGTCGAGGTCAAGGATCGGATCAAGCTCTTCTACGCGGCCCACCCCGACGGCCGGCTCGTCACGACGGACGTGCGTGCCACGAGCGATCCCGATGGCGTGCCGCGGGTGTGGGTCGAGGCCGCCGCCTTCCGCACGGCCGACGACCCCCACCCCGGGCGCGGCTGGTCATGGATGGTGCTCCCGGGTTCAACCCCCTACACGAAGGGCAGCGAGCTCGAGAACACCGAAACCTCCGCCTGGGGCCGGGCCATCGGCGCTCTCGGCATCGGCATTGACAAGTCCATCGCATCGGCCAATGAGATCCGCGCCAAGAGCGCGCCCGATCCCAAGCTGGAGCGCGGCGACGATGGCGGGCTCGTGGGCATGGCCGAGGTCGGTGACAAGGCATCGTCCGACTTCCTGCGCCGGCAGACGCCCGACGGCTCGGCCCTCGGGTTCCGACTCCGCGGTGAGCGCGGCGGCATCCTCGTGGAGACGCGCGGCCCGCTCGCGGACCAGCTGCACGCGAACCGGGACAAGGTGGTCGCCCACCGGGTGACGGTGTGGGGTGCCATCGCGGAGCGCGAGTTCACCCCGAAGGGCAAGCCCCCGGTGCGTTACCAGGTGCTCTCGGCCGAGCGCGTGCGCGTGCCGGAGGTCGGGGATCTGCCCGTCCAGGATGCCCCACACGCCGAGGCGGAGCCCATTGCGGCACCCGACGCCACGACGGAGGAAGACGCGGCACGCGAAGCCGATCTGGACGCCTTGCTGTGGGGCTGAAGCGCCGCCGCCGCACGGATCCCGTCGACCCCCAGACGGCGCTGGACGTGTTCGCCCGCGACCGCGGATGCGTGGCCGTGCGGCTCGGCGAGGACCCGGCCGACTGCGCCGGCCGCCTGACCCTCGAGCACGTCAAGAGCGCGCTCCGGATGGGCAAGCGCGCGCCGTCCGACATGGCCCACCTCGTGGCGCTGTGCGAAGCCCATACAGAGTCCGGGGCCAAGGCTGGCCATCAATGGAACACCGACAAACGTAACCGCGCGGCTGTCCGCGCATATCTCGCGGAGGTTAGCGATGCCGATCGGCGTCTACCCGCGACGTCCTAAGTCAGTCGCCGACCGCTTCTGGCCCAAGGTCCAGAAATCAGATGGGTGCTGGCTCTGGACTGGCTCACGCAACGGGCAGAGCTATGGCCGGATGACCCTCGGCCCTCGAGGGAACGGGCACATGCGCGCCCATCGCGTCTCCTGGGTCCTGGTCAATGGCCCCATCCCTGACGGGATGGATGTCTGCCACACCTGCGACAACCCGTCGTGTGTGCGCCCCGATCACCTGTTCCTCGGAACACGGCTCGACAACATGCGGGACTGCCAGCGGAAGGGCCGCATCGTCACCGCTCCTGCCCGCGCGGCCAGGGCCGCCAAGCGGGTCCGCGCCTACCTGGAGGGAGTCACAGCATGACCGCAGTCCGCGAACCACAACCGACGTGGGGGCCCGCCCAAGGCTACCAGTGGGTCATTGAGCCCGATCCGACGTGGCGTCTTGCTACGGAGGACGAGGCCCGGCGCTACCGCTGTCGTGGACATGTCCGGTGC